TCAACATGATTTTACATACATTTGGATGGGCAATTGTTGTAGATATTGATGATAATGGTGAAATTACAGATGCTTATCCAGCCAGAGTAAAGTTTCGAGGTTTTGGCGAAAAGAATAACACTGAAGGATATATCAAAGTAAGTCAGTATATGAAAGAGAATGTATCTGATTTGTTAGAAGAAGCTGAAAATTAAGGAGAATAAATCATATGAAGAAGAAAATTTTAGCAGTTATATTAGGATTAACATTGTGTTTTGGAATGACTGGATGTACTTATGAAGGCAGTAAAAATTATGATAATCATTCAAAGCTTGTTTCGATAGAAGGTGAAAATGATTTATATTATTATTCCACAACCCATGTTGTTTATATAGTATTTAATGAATGTGCAGGAAATTCAGGTTATGGTTATATGTCACCATATTATTCAGAAAGTGGTAAGTTATGCACCTATGATATTAATACAAAACAGATAGTTGAAGTTGGAGAATAACATGATAGACAACGAATTACGTCATCAATATAGACAAACTGTTGATGATTTAAGAATAGCATTTAAGAAGACTTATTTGTATAGATTGTGCGAAAAAGTTGTGAAGAGATTGAGTAAGATTTTGAAATAAAAGTAAAGGAGAGGTAATATGGCAGATTATAAAATTGGTCAGATTTTAACTTCAACAGAAGATGTAGAAATTGAAAAAGCATTATCAGGTGAAAAGGTGAAAATTCCAAAAGGTAACAAGATTATTATTGGAGCAGATAAATTTGCTCATCATATCAGGAATGGTTTTATTCAACCATTAGCAGAGGGCTTAACAGTAGAAGGATATGACACTACTGGTATCGCAGAATATCTTTATATTGTACTTAGAAATCACTTGCCTATTGATGAAATGATGGAAGATTATGAAACTACTAAGCAAGAAATTATTAATGAAATTGAGTGTGCTTTAGATGAAATTTTATAGACCACAGTAAACCGAAGTTTCCTTAGAAGTTAGGAGGTGGCAGATGAGAAAAAATTATGAATTAGAACTATATAAATTACTAATCAATCCAGAAGAAGACATTGACATATCATATGTAGATGAATTTGGATGGGTTAGTAATACAGAGTTTTATGTTTGGATTAGTCTGAATTGGTTTAATGAATTTGTCAAACGATTGAGTGATATTTTTGGCTATTCGCTTTTTGATGAAGGTGGAATTGAAGCAAGAATTTGTAGTGATTGTGTATGTATCGACTTAGAAGAAGTTATTTCTGGATATGGTGTTGATCTTGAAGAAATATTTCCAAGAAGTAAGTATACACATTAAGAGAATAATACATTGAAAGGAGCGAGAGATTTGCTGCAGCACTAAATCTGGATTTGCTCTGAGTAAGAAATGAAAGGAAAATGTAAATAATTGATAGAAATATCAAAAGATGAAGAAATAAAAATAGTCCAATTGTATATTAAACAGAAATATACATTAAGAAGAATAGCGAAAATATATCATACAGATCATCATAGGATAGGTAGAATTTTAGAAAAATATAAAATTAAAATAAGCAATGATGATAGGGCAGCAACATCAAGAAAAGGATATAAGAAAACCCCATTTACTGAAGAACATAGAAAAAATATTGGACTATCAGCAAAAGGAAGAAAAACGAATCTTGGGAAAAAGATGCCAAAAATGAGTTTGTATAAAAATATGGCTGCTCATTTACATAGAAATGTGTCTTTGGAATTTCTATTGCCATTTGAAGATATTGATAAATTAAAATGTCTCACATCAATTATTAATAAAGATAGGGTTTCGCAAAATTTTAATGACGAACAATACAAAGAATTTTTAAAACATTTTTATTATGATAACACATTTAATCGTACTTATGATAATTGGATAAATGAAAATAAAAAACAATTTGCGAAGCCATCATTAGATCATATTGTTCCATTATCCAAAGGAGGTACATGGGAGTTATCAAATTTATGCATTATTCCATGGTGTATAAATAGAGCAAAATATAATTTTATGCCAGATGAATGGGAATATATTAGAGGAAAATATTTCACAGAAAGGTGGTGTTAATTTTTATGGAAATCAAAGCTAATAATATATATTTAGGAGATTGTCTTGATTTAATGAAAGACATAAAAGATAAAACGATAGATATGATATGTACTGATCTTCCATATGGTTAAGGACAAACTTCACGAAATAAATGGGATTCAGTTATTCCATTTAAACCATTATGGGAACAGTATGAAAGAATAATTAAAGACAATGGTGCAATTATTCTATTTGCGAATGGTATGTTTACTGCAGATTTAATGCAAAGCAATCGTAAACTTTGGAAATATAATCTGATTTGGGAGAAAACACAACCAACAGGATTCCTAAATGCTAAGAAAATGCCATTACGCTCACACGAAGATATCTGTATTTTCTATAAGAAACTTCCAACATATAATCCACAAAAAACAACTGGACATCCAAGAAAAGTTAGCAAAGCAGAACATAAGACTAACTGTAAAGAGACTACTGATTATGGAGAACATGGTCTTACTACTTATGATAGTACAGAAAGATATCCTAAGTCGGTATGGAAATTTGCAAAGGATATCCAAAAGTCGGCACTTCATCCGACACAAAAGCCTGTAGCACTGATTGAAGAGTTGATCAAGACCTACACTAATTCAGGAGATTTAGTTCTTGATTCATGTGCAGGAAGTTGTACAACTGCAGTTGCAGCTTTGAATGCAGGTAGAAATTACATATGTTTCGAGAAAGATAAGGATATTTTTGAAGTTGGAAGTAAGAGAGTAGCTGAATATGCTAATCAGGATTTATTGATAAGTGCAACTTAATTAAGAGAATAAGAATAATGAAAGGAGAAGAGGTTCGTGTACACAAGAAGGAATTCCTTACTCCAAGTAATTAAATGGTATATCAAGGAAGTAAAAACAGATTGGCAAAATTTTTAGTGCCGATTATTCAGAAGTATATTGATGATAATAATATTAAAACTTACATAGAACCTATGTGCGGCAGTTGTTCGATTATTGAAAAAATTCAATGTGATAATAGAATTGCAGCAGATGTAAATGATGAATTGATAGCATTGTTGTAGTATGTAAAATCTGATTCAACTCTTTCTATTGCACCAACAGACTGTAATTTTGAACATTATGCAGAAGTAAGAGAGAATAGAAAATTAGGAACTGGTAAATACTCCAAGGAGTACACAGCACTAATTGGATATTGTGGTTCGTATGGTGGCAGATACTTCGATGGCGGTTGGGTAAGGATAAAACTGGTAAACGTAATATTTATCAGGAAAGAGTCAAAAATTTGAAAGAAGATTCTCTATTATTAAAAGATATTGAAATAACGTGCTGTGATTATCAGAATTTCTCAGATTATAAAAATTGTGTATTTTATTTTGATCCACCCTACAAAGATACAAAACAGTATTCTAAACAGTCAATTGACTACGATTCTTTTTACGATTTTCTTCGTAAGCTTTCAGAGAATAATATAGTGTTAATAAGTGAATATAACATGCCTGATGATTTTAAGTGTATTTGGCAGAAAGAACGTAAGGTATTACAGAAGTCGGATAGAGTAATAGGTGAAAAAGCAGTAGAAAAACTGTTTGTAGTTGAAAAATAAATACTCGGAGGTGTTTATTGTATGGCTGAATTAATTGGAAGAGAAGTAAAAATTGGTGACAAGGAAGGTGAAATAACTAATGTATTGGGTATTGGTTATGAAGTAACATTCTTTAATGTTGCTGATGGTAGAGTATTTATTGATGCAAGAGATATTTATGATTATCTTGTTTAATGAAACGGAGGCGAATAAATGGCTGATAAATTAATCAATAAGCAGTTGGCAGACATTGACGAATTATTACAGTTTCTATCAGATAATGGATTTGATATTGATGATGGAGTTTGGAATAAACACGAAATGTCCTTAAGAGAAGTGTTTGATGAGTACAAGAAGAATACTATTCCAGATGTAGAAATTGGACAGACTGTATGGGTTATTAGCAGAAATTATCATGACATATATTCAATCAAAGAATGTCATGTGCATAAGAAACAGATTGGAGCAAGATATACGTTTTCTGTAAGAGGTAGATATTATTATTGCGGAACTTTCACGAAAAACAGTATTGGCAAGACTGTATTCTTTTCAAAAGAAGCTGCTATTGAGTCATTGAAGGGAAAAGAATATAAGTTGGAAGGGTGGACTTGAAACTCGCATTCATTTTAAGAAAAGGAGAAAAAATATGAAGGTAACGATTGATATGGAAAACTTAGAAACACTTGTTCAAACAACAATGGAGAAAAACATTGAGAATATTGTTAAAGAACAGATTGAAGGAACTGTTAAAAAGGTTGCTGATGATCTTGCTAAGAAAACTATTGAAGAAAAGGTTTCTGAGAATTTTCAGCGTTTTGTTGATGAATACATAGCAAATACCAAAATCAAAGTTGGTGGAGATTATTGGGGTGATACGGAAGAAAAGGAATATACAGTAGAACAGTATATTAAGAAGGAATTAAAAGAAAGACTTGATTCTAAAAAGCTTAGAGCTAAGAAGAAAGGACACACAAGTTCATATAATGATGATTTTGAAAATGTATCATTTGAGGAATATATCAAT